TACTCGAAAAGGGATTGACAATTCTCCAGGAGCTGGCGATATTAAAAACTTGGAGAACGTATGTTATGAAATATTGGAACCGGTTCGTGCGCACTTTGATAAACCCATTACTGTTACCTCTGGTTACAGATCGGAAGCACTTTGCGAAGCTATCGGCTCGAAAAAAACGAGCCAGCATGCTAAGGGCCAAGCGGTCGACTTCGAAATAGCAGGTGTGCCTAACATTCAAACAGCTTACTGGATCTCAAACAACTGTGACTTCGATCAATTGATCCTCGAGTTCTACAAAAAAGACGACCCTGCGGGGGGCTGGGTCCACGTATCATATAATGAAGCTGGTGCTAACAGAAAACAAGTATTAACTTATGACGGGAAAAGCTACGAAAACGGACTTCCTGAAATGAAATGGAGCGGCGGCAAAGTCGTTTCCTAAAATTTTAGCGCGCGTCGCGCGTATATCCTACTAAATCCATGACTTTAATTCTTCTCCTAAAACTTCTGATGCTATGTTTATTTTTTTACGGAGAGCTTTTACGATTTTTTCGTCTACGGTCTCTTCACAAATCAAATCTACATATGTTACAGATTTTTTTTGTCCAATTCTGTGTGCTCTATCTTCTGACTGTAATCTTTTTTCTAGATCGTATCCGTTAGAATAATAGACCACTGTATTGGCTGCGGTAAGCGTTATTCCATAGCCCCCGGTTTGTGGAGTTCCTACTAAAAACCTACATTTATCATCATTTTGAAATTTTTTAATATTACCTTGTCTTTCTGATTGAGGCGTGAGCCCATAATAATCAACAATGGAACCCGGACCATGGACCTTCGTGACTTCTTTAATTATGTTTATAATATCATATTGGTAATGAGCCCATATAATGGCTTTGCCTTCTGTCTCTTCCAAAACATCCATTAATTCATCTATTCTATTATTTTTAATAGGTTGAGTCATTCCATCATCAGACGTAAAGTGACCACAAGTTATTTGATGTAATCTCATTAATTGAGTCAATGCATTAACGGTAGTAACTTGTTTACCATTTAAAGTAGCTAAAGCTTCTTTTTTCATCTGGTCATAAACTTTAAGTTGATCAGCACTCAATTTAATTTGTCTTTTCATATATATTTTGTCGGGTAAATCTAAGCAATCTGACTTTAATACCCTATAAGAAAAAGGTTGTAATTTATCAGAAAGTTCAGCTAAATTTTTAAACCCAGATACCAATTGAATTTGTCTTCCAGATATATTGGCTGTTTTCATAATGGCATATCTAGCTCTAAAAGCATAATAAGACTCAAAATCTAAATGCCAATGACTTAAAAATTTACATTGTGAATATAAATCTAAAGGATTTTTAGTAACAGGAGATCCTGTCATTATTCTTCTATATTTAGAGAATGGAACTAAATCTAATATATTCTTAGTTCTTTTAGCTTTAGGGTTTTTAATAGTGGTAGACTCATCAATTGCCATTAATGTATTATGGCAAGATAAAAATTTTCTAGCAAAATCTACACCTTTAGTAGTACTAAAGGCTTCAACATTCATAATTAAAACATGTAACCAGTGACCTGCAACCAACAAAACATTTAAATCTTCTCTTTGTCTTTTAGTAATGTTTGCTTTCCATAAAACAGTTATATCTTCAATATGACTAGGTAAGTGAGCAGGTAGTTCTTGGTTATACCAAGTGCCCACAACACCTTTTGGTGCAACAATTAAAAGGCCATCTATTTTACCTTTATCATATAACATAGCTGCATTATCTATTAGTACTTTTGTTTTACCTGTACCCATTTCCATAAAATAGGCGTACGTTTCTTTATTCCATGACTTTTCTAACGCAGTCAATTGATGCGCATATGGCTTTGTCTTAAATTTATAGTTCATAATTTTTCTACTTTCTAGTTGACAATATAATACTAAAGACCTATATTGTCAAGCATGAAAGAAAATAATTTACAATATGGAGACATAAGTAATAAATCGGAACCACCGATAGTTTATGTAATTCAAGAAATTCCAGGCACTAAAGAAGGGCGACCTAAAATTAATATTATGGGTGCAGCAAGTTTTGGTAAATTTAAATTTTTATTACCAGAACTTTCACAAATAATTTTTTCACCAGGTCCACTTATTTTTAAGCTTAGAAAAGCATTAGCTAATTATAGAAAAAAAGATTTTTTATTATTGACTGGAGATCCAGCTATAATAGGAGTCGCATGTTCTATAGTTTCTGATATAACAAACGGCAAATACAACTTATTGAAATGGGATAAACAAGAAAGAAAATATTATTCTATTGAAATAGATTTATACGAGAAAGGAAAAATAGATGAGTAGTATTGACTTTGAACAAGACCAGCAGGAGGTCATTAAAAAAACTGACAACATACAATCTTTAGCAGATCAAGTTGAAAGATTAGAAGCTTTACAACAAAGACTTGAACTACAAGAAGATAATATAAAGAACACTAAAAAAGAATTAGAACATTTATCGGGAGAAGTAATTCCAACTATGATGAGTGAAATGGGTTTATCTCATTTAAAACTTATGGATGGATCTTCGGTAGATGTCAAACCACATTACAGCGCTACTATCACTGTTGCAAACAGAGAGAAAGCGTTTAACTGGCTTCGTAATAATGGACTAGGAGATATAATCAAAAATGAGATATCCGTATCTTTTGGTCGCAACGAAGATAACAAGGCAGCTGATTATGCTGCTCTTGCACAAGAGCGTGGGTTTCAACCAACACAAAAGTTGAAGGTTGAGCCCATGACTCTTAAAGCGCTAGTCCGTGAGCGTTTAGAGGCAGGTAAAGAAATGCCAACGGAAATTTTCAACGTATTCGTTGGAAATAAAACAACAATAAAAAGGAAACAATAAACATGAACAATGTAACAACCAAAACAAATGCAGGTGCATTAGCTACGAATCTTTTCGAAGCAGATGCAAATGCTGGCTCTCAGAATATGACGCAGGAAGATCTTGCGTTACCATTCCTGAAAGTTTTAGGACAACTATCTCCTGAAGTTAATAAGAGGGACGGGAAGTATGTCGAAGGTGCAGAACCTGGCATGATTCTCAATACTGTCACAAATGAAATTTTTGACGGAACTAAAGGAATAGATGTATTGCCAGTATTCTATGAAAGAAAATACGTAGAATGGCAAGACAGGGGTGAGGGTAAAGGTTCTCCAGTAGCAATTCACAATGCCGATAGCGATATTGTGAGCACAACTACTAGAGATAAATCATTTAAAGATAGATTACCAAATGGTAATTATCTTGAGAATACTGCAAATCATTTTGTAGTTATTCTAGGTGATAGTCCACAAACTGCTTTGATTTCTATGAAAGCGACTCAATTAAAAATTAGTCGTAAATGGAACTCAATCATGATGGGGATTAAACTAAATGGTAAAAACGGATTATTTACGCCGCCTACTTATAGCCACATTTATAATCTAAAGACTGTTCAAATGTCTAATGACAAAGGAACATGGTTTGGATGGGAAGTATCTAAAGTAGGACCAGTATCAGATAAAGGTGTTTACAATATTGCAAAAAGCTTTGCTGAAAGATTAGGCAAAGGTGAAGTGCAAGTTAAACATTCATCTGAAGAACCTAAACAGGATTCTCCATATTAATCACTAACGAAAGTTAGTTCCTAGGATTGGGCGTGGAAGCGAGAGTGGAAACGCCCAAGACAAAACGTATGATAGAATTTAAAAATATATTTAAAGGATTAGAAAGAGCGCATGGGTGCACTAAAGTGGGTCCTACTAATAACAGTGGGGAAAAAGTTAAAGGACAATCTTTTGTAGTACGTCAACCAGTTACAGATGATCTGTGGACAAAACATTTAAACGGTACTCAAAGTTTAGGAATTATTCCAATAAACGAAGATAATCAATGTGTATGGGGATGTGTAGATATAGATTCTTATGCAGGTTTTGATCATAAAAAATTAATAAACAAAATAAAACAATTTAATCTTCCACTAGTAGTATGTAGGTCTAAGAGCGGAGGGGCGCATGTCTTTCTGTTTTCAGAAAAAGCGGTATCAGCAGAAAGAATGAGAGATAAACTTACCGAGATAAAAACACTACTAGGATATGGAGGATCAGAAGTCTTTCCAAAACAAATAGAATTAAAATCAACAGATGACACCGGAAACTTTTTAAATTTACCATACTTTAATGGGGATAATACAACCAGGTATGCATTTAAAGAGGATGGTACTGCAGCAAGTTTACAAGAATTTTATGGGATCTATAATAATGTAAAACAACTAGATGTTGGTTCCATAAAAGTACAGAGGCCTCAGTCAGAATTTTCTGACGGGCCTCCGTGCATAGAGTTAATGGCTATAAATAAAATTCCAGAAAATGGTGGACGTAATAATGCAATGTTTCATTTTTCTGTATATGCTAAAAAGAAATGGCCAGCTGAATGGAAAACAAAACTAACAATGTTTAATGCTGATGCAACCGTCTCACCATTAACTGAAAATGAATTAGACATAGTCAAGAATCAACACGCTAAAAAAGATTGGGGATATAAATGTAATGATATACCTATGTGTAATTTGTGTGATAAAAAATTATGTCGAAGTCGTAAGTATGGAATTGGAGAAGAGATTGTATTTCCTGCATTAACTGATCTACAAAAAATTAAATTAGAAAAACCATATTATTATCTAAACGTAGACGGAGAAAGATTATACTTAGAAAATGTTAAATACCTAAAACAACAAAACTTATTTCAAGAAGCGTGTATGGAACAATTAGATTTTAAACCACCAACAGTAAAACCAAAAGATTGGGATGCAATCATTAATCCATTAATGAAGAATCACGAACCAGTAGAACCACCAGAAGGTGTAACAACACAAGATCAATTACAAAATCATTTAGAAGAGTTCTGTTTAAATAGACACGTAGGAACTGAAATGAGTGATTTAAAATTAGGTGGGGTCTGGACTAACAGTGGTTATCACCATTTTGTTTATAATATGTTTTATACAAAATTTTTAATACGACAACGATGGGATATTAACTATCAACGTACTGCACAAATGTTAAAGGAAGCATGTAATTGCGAAGATAAAAGAATAGGTAAAGATAGAATATCTGTATTTGTAGTAAAACAATTTGATAAAAAGAATGATGAGTATGTTCAAAAAGAATTAAAACCGAAAGATGTATTTTGAAAACAATAGTATTAGGACCACCAGGTACAGGTAAGACTACAACTTTATTAAATAAAGTTGATGATTATTTAAAAGAAACTGATCCTGACAGAGTAGGCTACTTTGCTTTTACTCAGAAAGCTGCTTATCACGCCAGAGGTGAGGCAATGAAAAAATTTAATCTTACAGAAGATGACCTTCCTTACTTTAGAACTTTACACTCATTAGCATTTAGAAAACTTGGACTTAAAAAAGATCAAGTTATGCAGGCAAGACATTATAAAGATCTTGGAAAAAAACTAGGATTTCCTGTAGCTTATGCAGAACACAGTCATGACCATGGTATATTTACAAGTGATAGTGAATACTTACAAATTATACAATTAGCACAACTTAGAAATATTACACCTGATCAACAGTTTGATAGAAGAGAACATACTCAGGACCTGGAGAGAAATAAGTTAACCATTATATATAACGAATTACAAAGATATAAAAAAGAATACAATCTTATTGATTTTAATGACATGATTTTAAATTTTATAAAATCAGATCTTTCTCCTAAATTTGATGTAGTGTTTGTTGATGAAGCTCAAGACTTATCTCTTATGCAATGGGATATGACCAAAACTATATGGGATAAATCAGAAGACACCTTTATTGCTGGTGATGATGACCAAGCTATTTTTAAATGGGCTGGTGCTGATGTAGATTCTTTTATCGCTTTACAAGATCAAATGATTAACCTTCCATTAATACAATCACATAGAATACCAATTAAAGTACATAAATTAGCTATGAATATAATTAATAGAGTTAGAAATAGAATAAATAAAAATTGGAAACCTAAAGTAAATCAAGGAGGATTGCACCGTCATTTTGATATTGATTCTATAAATATGTCTCAAGGTGAATGGTTAATACTTGGAAGAACTAAACATATGCTTAAAGAAATTGAAGATACTTTATATAGAAGAGGTTGGTATTATGAGAATAGATATAAAAGAAGTTATGAGAAAGACATGCAGGAAGCAGCAACTGACTGGGAACATTTAAGACAAGGTCAATTATTATCTTATAAACAAATAGAAAAAATTTACAGTTACATGAATAAAGAACATGTAGACAAGATTAAATTAAAAGGAATGGTGAAAGGTTCTTTCTATGGCATTGATAAATTGACCACGGACCACGGACTTAAAACTAACAAAGTTTGGTTTGAAGCATTTAATGATGCAGGCACTAGAAGTATTAATTATTTAAGAAAGATGAGAGCAAATGGTGAAGCTCTCAATAAAAAACCAAGAATAGAATTGTCTACGATTCACGCCGCTAAAGGTGGGGAATCACAAAACGTAGTTCTTTTAACTGATCTTACTAAAACTACAATGGAAGGGTATGAAAAAAATCCAGATGATGAAAACAGATTATACTATGTGGGAGCAACACGAACAAAAGAAAACTTACATATAGTGGAACCAAAAATAGCAAACAAAGGATATATAATATGAAACTTATTTCAACTACTTATTATTTAGTTCATCCGTACGCTGAGAGCAGGAAACGAGCAAGAAAAAAATGGAGACAAAGTTCTAAAGGTAAAGCATGGGACAAAGCATATGGTCAAAGACCAGAAGTTAAAGCTAAAAGAAAAGAATATAATATTCAAAAAATAATTAAAGAGTGTGCTTATGAAAGATGATATATATAAAAAGCAGGTAGGTGGGACTCACTATAAATCTATGGCTATTCAGCCATCAGAATTTATTAACAGAAATAATATTCCATTTGCAGAAGGCAACGCTATAA